TGCACTGGCTGGCAGAGCCGGAAGGCTCGACACGCACAACCGCCGAAGCAGCCGGAACTCCCACATTCCGAACACTCGAAGAAACACAGGACGACTTCTTCGAGATGATCATCGACATGGCACACGTCGCGCTCGAAGTCAGATCCAAAATCGACAAAAACGTCGATGCTAACGCAGAGATCAAAGTCACCGGTCCCGATATCACAGAGCGGGACAATGCCACGCTCGCGCTGGCATTAGGCAGAGCCTATCCACAACTTGCCGACCTGTTCGACAGGGAAGGGATCGACGAAGCCGAATTCCTACGGCTCATCTACAAGATGTTCGCCGAAGTGTGGGAAGGCGAGAAGCCACCGAAGATCAAACGAAAGCCACTCACAGCACCAGGCGCAGGCGCAGCAGCCGCGCCAAATCCAGGCGCAGACGAGACCGATCCAAAGGACGAGGAAGAATCGAATTCCGCATGGGTTGATAACTTACAAAAGTTCCTAACCACTAATACAAGCGCGCCCATCGTGAACATCACGAACCAAATGCCGGAGCAAAAAGAGCCACAAGTCATCGTGACCAATCAAGTACAGACTCCGAGCGTCACGATTGAAAACAAAATACCGGAGCAAACCGCGCCGGTTGTAAATGTCACAAACCAGGTCGACACGCCAGTAGTAAATATCGAGAACCAAATCCCCGAACAGAAAGTTCCGATAGTTCACGTGCTCAACCAGGTAGAGACACCAGTGATCAACATCGAGAACCAGGTCGAAACGCCAGCCGTCAATATCGAGAACAGAGCAATGCCAAACATTGAGACCGAACCGGCACTACCCAAACGGAAGCGCAAAAAATGACACTTCCAGAGAGACAAGTTGTATCCGTCCGAAATCCCAATGACGGCGAGCCGCTTGATGTAGCAATGGCCAACGCGGCCACAGAGAGCAATCAGAAGGAAATCATCAAACAGTTACGCGCGATGAACAGCCTCATACCTGATAGCTACGATCAAATCCTATTCGGTTACACGATTGACGCAGACAATCGCGACGACATGACGACAATCACATTCCGTTCAGACGGAAAGACCATAGCTGTAATCGAAATGACATACCAGGAACACAGACTCACAAGTGTATTTCGACAGACTCAATAACCATTCAGACAATGAAAGTAATCTTCAATCCCCTTGCTGTTGAATTTCAACTCGCACCAGACCAGGCGAGCGAAATTCACATTGCCGATCCACGCAAACTCTACCAATCCAAAACCGTGGAAGGCGCATTACAGGAATTGGGATGGAGAGTTGCCTTGCGCCTTACAGACGCGCCACACGACGGAAACACATACGGGCGCAAGAACGGAGCATGGACAACTATCACAGCCGGAGGCGGCACATGGGGAAGCATCACAGGGACGCTCTCCGACCAGACGGATTTACAGGACGAACTCAATGCAAAAGAGCCAACGATTACCATTCTGGCATCTACACGCGGCGGGACTGGTGTCAACAATGCCGGGACACTGACCAACGCCTCCAACACCACCATCACAGGCGGGGGAACTGTTGCGCTCGGCGGCTTCACGCTGACTGTCCCGGCCACAGGCACGGCGGCATTGTTGGCGACGGCGAATGTGTTTACCGCATTACAAACGGTGACGTTCAGCGGCATAACAGAGCAAACCGTCGTACCGGCGTTGGACTTGGTAAACACTACCCCGGCAATTAATGGATGGATGTATGGGCAGCAATATTCGGGGGCATTGCACTGGAGGGGACAGGTTTGGAATGGCAGCGCCAGCCAGGATATAAGTTTTCGAGCGCAAGTTGTCCCGTTAGGTGGGGCAACGCCATACGGCACTTGGAGGCTGACTGCCTCAACGGGTGGCGGGGCGTATTCGTCCCCATCGATCATGTCTATCACTTCCCTTCTTGGCGGTGGAGTTGGCATTTTACGAGACGACCCAAATCCGGGCGAAGCAAAACTTTGGGTAGGTGGAAATATTAGGGCACAACCCAATTCAAATGTTGACATATATTTTGACATTGCCAGAGCCGCAAATTCAAACCTGGCGGCGTTTCGGATTACTCCAACAGGAACATTCACCTCCACCAATCAGCAGTGGTGGGTAGGTTTGAACGCCAATCAAAGTTATTTGATGTTCGCGCCGTACTATACCAACCCGCTTACCCCGACCGTGGTATATCTGGTAACGGGGGAAATGGGGGTGGGTCTTACGGCTCCGCTGGCGCAGTTGCACGTGGTGGACACCACCACCACCACCAACGCGGTGTTGGAAGTCCAGCGGATTGAAGCAAGAGTTTCCACGGCGTCCACAGGCGGGGCGGCTGGTTTTGGGGTAGGGCAAGGATTTTTTGCGGAGACTGCTACGGACGCGACA